ACGAAGCGACTTTAAGCTACGTTCCCCTGAGTTATGTTTGTCGATGTCATCTTGTGTGATAACACCAGCATGTTTAGCTAAGTCTAAGTGTGGGTCAAAGCCCTCTTTACTCATCTCAGCTACATAATCAGGATCTAATGGTTTCATGTAGTGACGCTTGGTTGTATCCTCTAAGCTAGTCATGTCAGCCCCGCATAAGGTGTAGCCATCAGGTGCAGTTAGACACCCACGTATCTCAGCACCATAGGGCTTTTCCACTGAGGGTAGATTGACTAAAGGTTTTGCATGACGGAAGCGCATTGTGTTGGTAAATCCTGCGATTGTTGCTTGCACGTATCCATCACGCTCTGCATCAACCATGCCTTTAAGAACAGATATACGATGGCTGAGAACAGAAAGCCCATCAAGGATGACCACAGCAGGGTACTCAGAGGCCAATCGTTTGACTGAGTAGCATAGCTCTCCATCTTTTCGTATCTGGGGGATCTGTTTTTCATTGCCTTCACTGTCCCTTACAAACTTAAATGTGGTTGGCTTCCAGAGCATAGAGTATAGCCAATCCTTAACCTGCTCTGAGGAATTAGGATTAGCTCGTTCTTCACCTGTATTAACGACAAAAGATTGTACACCTTCTGGCTGCTTATACTCTTTGCGTAGAGCCTCAAACCTTTCGCCATGTGACGATAGCTCACCGTCCTTCTTGTACATTACCTTTGGCCTATGTTGCACCTTAGTAAGGACACGCTTAGGCATAGCATCAGCTAACTGCTCTATCTTCTCAGCCTTCATAGCTTCCCATTCCGCTAGATGCCCCTTAGCTTTGGTTACATCTAATTTCCACTGTAGGGCCTCTTGTTCTGCTGCACACTGTAGCTTGAATGTAAGGTAGTCAATGAAACGCCACTTCTCATCTTCATCAGGGTATAGCTTCTTAAGTTTGATGTCTAAATCACGCCATAGTCTAGCGTTGATCTTAACGTCCTCATTACACCTGTGAGCATACTCTTCTGGTGTTAGGCTAGACCAATCAGTGATCTTAGGCTTAGGCACTCCATAGTCCTCTCCGTAGCCCTCAAGACCATGCTTGACACGGCTATGGTTTAGATACCAAGACAGAGCTAACGTATCCACTAGCTTTGCACTTATCTTAACACCTAGCACCTTTTCCACTGCGGGGATGTCAAACCTTACAATGTTATGTCCTATCAGGATTGGCGCTTCCTCAAGGAAGATACGCATAGCTACATAGTCATGCGTGTGTTGCACATTCCCTTGGTCATCCATCCAAGATATTACATGGATCTTAGTGCTATCTAGTCCATCTGTTTCTATATCAAATACTGGCAATTATATAACCTCTCGTAGTGTAAATGTTTCTGAGTTAAACCGCATCATACCAGCCCTACCTTCTTCTGAGCATGGACGGTTCTTCTGCACTGTTATGTGCGTTGTATTACGTTCCTGTAAGTCTTCTGCCTCTTTGTCACGGGAGAGGTCTAGGATTACTGATGCCCGTTGTCCAATCATCTTACAATACTTAGGGTCACCATTGTCGTTAGTGTGGGCAATAGTTACGATACCTACGTTTAGCTCCGCTGATAATTTAGACAACCTGACCGATAAGTCAGCTAACATCTGCTCTTTACTCTCTTCTGACTGACCAGATACTACATCTTGAATAGGCTCAAAGAATACAAACTTACAGCCACATGCTTGACTAAAGTATCTAATCTGATCGCATAGCTCATCAGAACCTTGACCATCACTCAGGTAGAACTGGTAGAATAACTCGTCCTTAGTTAGCTCTTTGATGGCACGTATAACATCATCCTCTGCTTGCTTCTCCTCTATAAGATCTCTGCGTGTCAGGTTATCGTTTAGCTGGTACGACACAAGACCAAGTAAAGATCTTAGCTTAGTCTCTTCCAAGTGCCATGCAGCAAAAGGTATGTTATGTTGTAACATGTTGTATTCTAGGTAACGCATGATCTCAGTCTTACCAATACCTGTAGGCGCTTTAATGACTGTGAAGTGACCTTGCATGAGGCCCAAGATCTTATCGTCTAAAGCTATGATACCAGTTGGCACATACTGATGCTCAGGTGTGTCAGTATACAAGCTAATGAAGTCATCAGTACTGTTAAGAACATTCTCAGGTGTATACTTCTTAGCATTCCACCATGCACTCTTGAACTCCGCTGCTGCATTATTGGTCAGGAACTCGTTAGCATCCTTGAACTTGTCATGTGGTACACGGTAGACCTTGTTAGGAAACAGTTTAGCCATACGATCAGCTACAGCATTCCCAGCTTCGTCGTTATCTACAGATAGGACAATCTTATCGAAACTATTGAGCCACTCTGTACACTTCTCCCAGAGCTTCTTAGAGGGCGTAGCAGAGGGTAAAGATACTACAGGGTTGGTGTACTGGCTCTTAAGCATTTGAGCTACTGAGAGAGCGTCTAATTCACCCTCAGTAACTGTTACCATCTTAGAACTACCAGCGGTAAACAGGTTCATACCGAATAGTTCATCACCCTTGAAGCCATCCTTAGTGTAGAATACCTTTTCGTCTAGCTTGCGTACTTTAATTCCCCCGCTGGGGTACACATATTCCTGACGATCAGAGTAAGTCTGTACGCCAAAGTCTTCCATAGTCTTAGCTGTGATGCCTCGCATAGCTACATAATTTCCACTGGCGGGGTCTTCTATACGTTTGGGCGTATAATCTATAACTGTACTCATACTATTATCATCTCTTTCCACTACTGGGTATTTGTCTTTAGCCCAATCAAACATCTGGCTCTTCGATGGGTAACCTCTTTCACATGCATGGCATCTTCCGTACCCATTGCTATTGTAGCTAAAGGCATCGGAAGAGCCACACGACACATATGGACAAGGCTGGTGCGCTGTCTCAGTCATGCGGCTCTCTCCTTATCTATTTACTACCGAACAATTTTTCGTTGGCATAATCTTGTAAATTATCCATACGATAGACTTGACCACGGCCACGGTTTCTACAACCTGCAATATGTTCCATAAAGTAGCTTGGGTCATTCTCTAGCATCCAATCCACTGTACGTTGCTTACCATCAGGCGCATAGTGATATTCCCAAATACCAAAGTCTTCATTTTTCAAGCTATTCTCTACTCTAGCTCTACTATGAATATTACTTTTCTTTTTAGTTTCAGCGACATCTAATAATTCTGCCGCAGAGGTTGGGTTGCGCTCCATTAGGTAACCAGATGCATTGTCGAGTTTCTCAATCGCTTCACTATTTATACCATCAATACATGTAAGGGCATAGTTGAAAAGGTCGATGTTTGATCCGTTGTTAGTATTATCCATAATCATATCCTCAGTTCATTTTAGAAGTGTCAGGTTTCACTAAAAGTAAATCTTCTATCTCAGACAGATGGTTACCTATAGCGTTATACAGGGCTATTAAACCCGCTGCGTTATAAGGTTGAGAGTGCTTCCCATCCCCATTCTCAAGTATGTGCATAATAGATCTAGCCATACCTTTTTCACCTTCTTGCAGGTGCAGATCTCTAGCTGTAGATACTAAAGCCCCTGCCGCTACATTACTATTCCAATTGCTGCCACCTTTCTTCATAAGCTCATCTAGGTCAACAGTCTTGGGTTTAGGTGCATTCGTCTTCTCAGGTAAACCTTGGCGTTTTCTCCTTTCATTATCTGCTGCGTTTAGTGTCATGTTACCCTTACTAACTTCCTCTGCTAGGTCAGGTGCATCACGTTTGATTGCCTTTGCTGTTTTTACTGCTGTTGTACCTACGTTAAGCTGATCCGCAGAATCTTCGTTAGATTTTGCACTGGACGAATTCGTCCGGTCCACTTTTGTATATTGATTACCACCGCCCCCATCAGTCATATTAGCCAAAGCAGCCGCAGTCATAGCCCGTTGACCAGTGGTCAGATGCCTACGCATAATATTAGCTGCTACAACACGATCACGGACTACATTAAAAGGCATATCATCTGGTAGATATTCGTAAGTAGGCTTAACGTCAGCCTTCAAACAAGCCTTGTGTCTATGACGCCCATCTACAATCCACCCTTGCCACATCAAGATTGGTTCAAATAAACCATACTGCTTAATACTAACGACAATCCCATCAAACTCTTGTGTGTCTTCAAAAGATGTAAACACTGTGGACAACTCATGGTACTTAGGTTCAGTGTCAAACTTAGGTTGATTCCCACTTAAGTCTAAACCTAACATATTTTCTTCATCGTCTTCTACTAACATATTAACTCCTATCGTTGATACTTATGTCTTAACTTAAGTTACACTTTCAGTAAAGGGACAATTACTAATAGGGATACAAACTTAAGTAAGTCAACATCACAAATTGTTACAGACCTTTTCAATACTTCTTGTTATCTGTTGATCTATAGCTTGTTTAGTGCTTCCAACTATATCAGCTACCTCATCTAGTGTCATATCTTGCCAGAATCTCATCTTAAATAGTTTAAGCTCCCTTTCACTTAACACCTTCTCACAGATTGAAACGACATAATTCTCGTAATCTGCCTTCTCGTATTCTTCTGCGTGGTCAGGTATAGACGACGAAAATTCTTCGTAAGATACAGCCTCAGATGACAGAATGTTCCTTAACCAGTTAGCCCCATCTTCTGACATATTACCTGTTTCTTCGTCGTTAATATCATGTGACAAACGCCTAGCTACGTTATGTTTAGGTATACTAACAGGTTGTAAGCCTAAGTTAATGTAGTCATGCATGGCTCTATTAGCCTCACGATACAGTTTCGCTGGGTGTACCTCTGGATCTTCAGCCCTTAACTCTAGGCAGACTATAGATCCCTCAGATACTAAGTCATCAAAATCATTAGGTCTGTTGTATTTATGTGCTAACTTACGACACATATTTATCAGATCTTCATTACTTATCATCTTTCCACCACCTCAATGTATCTCTAATTGCTATATATATACCTAGCATAATTCCTACGGGCAGTGCTGCAAGTGCAGATATAACAACACCCATAGTTATTATATAAGGAATTAACTCACCCGTTTCCATCGGGGCGTCTCTTAGGTTTGATAGAGGCTGATATAACCTCAGTCTTTAAGCATTGACCTATGGCATTCCTATCTATGGCATACACAGGCTCGTAATAGGCTGGTAGAGCGTCTCCACAGGCCCTAGCACTAGGGAAGATGACTTTAGCTTGTAGGTAGTCACCATTTAACGTGTAGCTCAACACAAGGACAGTATAGAACAACATTATAGATACTCCACTACTCT